ACGAAGCACTTAAAAATAGTCCAATTGATTGGGGTGTTCCAAACGACGGCGGAATTAGAACCGCAATCAGACAAAACGAATTATTTGCAGATGGTAATTCTAAATGTGATGGCTACGATAATTTAAGTAATCACCAAAGCGGTAATGCCTTAGATTTTTATGCTTACGTTAACGGGAAAGCATCTTGGGAGAAACATCATCTTGCTATGGTTGCAGGGGTTATTATGTCAACGGCTACTCGATTGCGTAAACAAGGTAAAATTGATATTGAATTAAAATGGGGTGCTGAGTTTGGTAGCAATGATTTTAACGGTTTTGATTTTCCACACATCGAGGTTAAATAGTTATGATTAAATTCGATATAGACCGAGCACTAGCAGGTGATAAGGTCATCACCAGAGACGGCGGTGAAGTCAATCAATTCTTTGTAATTCATACTGATAATGGACCTACTCTCACTGGTTATATTGTAGATAGCAATACAATTGAAACATGGGATATTTACGGGGGTTGCTATGGGGTTCTTAACGAGTGTCATGATGACCTATTCATGTCACCTAATAAGTTAACAGGTTTTGTTAATGTTTATGCTGACAGTGGGGTGTCAAATAAGTACCCCACAAAAGAAGCAGCGGATATTTCAGGTTCTGTTTCACCACGTATGTCCTGCATAGTTTCACCACGTATAGCTTGTATAGACTTATCATCACATAACGTGGGAGAGGGTTTATGATTTTTTCAGATGAACGTAATATTTGGCATGAAGAGCAAGAAAAATTCTAATCGTTATTAATTATTTAAAAATAGAGGTGAGTATGGATATTGAACAACTTAAAAAAGATCACATATCAGGGTTAGGTTTAGCTGAGGTTGAGATTGACGAACTTTTTGTGCGCATAGATGAGCTTGCAGATTTTTGTATATGGCTTACAGGTTGTGGTTACGAATTCACACAGCATAAATATTTCAACGAGCAACGAGATAAGCTTTTGATAGGTTTCAAAACACAATCGCATAACGAGGGAGAAGAATTATGAGTATTTTCGGAAAGTTATTCGGCACAGAGAAAGCGGTCAATAATTTAATAGATAAAGATAATGGTTTGTTAGCGCAAACAGGTAATTGGATTGGCGGACTTAATTATACAGATGAGGAGAAAGCCGAAAACGATTTATTAGTTAAGCGATGGGGATTAAAACAACTCGACGCATTAGCACCTTTTAAAGTTGTTCAACGTATAATCGCTTTTTCTGTTTTGTTCGTGTGGGCTTTTGTCGCTGTAAACTATGTTGTTATGCTTTGGTTTGAGCATCCACAAATTGATAACATGTTAAAATTTGCAATGGGTGATTATGTATTTTATCCAACGCTTGCGGTGCTATCATTGTATTGTGGGGGCGGCACTATTAACTCATTGAAGAAAAAGCTATAATGCCACGATAAACAATAATAATTTAACGGAATAACAAATGAATACAGTTCTGACAATAGTAAAAACGTATATCAGTACAACCAGTTTTTTAATTTTGTCAGCGTTGATTTATTTATTCAGCAGTACAAACGCATTCGCAAAACATGCGGTTGACAGTGTCTTACCTATCAACGGTAGGATATTGGCGTTTGTTACTTTTCTTGGTTTGATATTTGTCTACGAGGTTTGCTTGAGATATAAACGCACAGCTAAAGAAGGTCATGATGAAATCACTACTAGCATTAGTGAATTGCGCATCACGTTAGAACGTGGTCGATTAATCAGTGACATTAACGCAGCGTTTACAGAATTTCAAACTAACGGTAAAGAATTTATTACCGGTGAGTATTATATACGTGAAATTATGACACTTAGCGATTTACGCGAAAAGCTTAATGTTAATTCATATACTCAAAATAAAATTGAACATCTTGTCTCAAAGATTAAACACGTATAAATTTATAACGGGGTTATAAATGTTAGAAAACACAAAACACGAAAGATTTTGCTTATTTTGGCATGAGTGCGGAAATAAGTCAGAAGCCTACAGAAAGTCACATCCGAACGCTGCCAAATGGAAAGATGCGACCATTCACAAGCGCGCTAGCGAGCTGTCTTTACAGGGGGAGATTCAAGGTAGGCTTGAACAACTCCAACAAGACGGCTTAGACGCTCACGGTGTAACGATGGGTAGTTTAATCAAAGAGCTAGAAAACTGCCGAGAAATAGCGCTCAGTTGCGACAATCCACAAACAGCAGCAGCGATAAACGCTATTATGGGAAAAGCCAAATTGGTTGGCCTCGATAAAGTTATTGTTGAGCAAAACATTAAAACAGACATAAAAACGTTTAGTGACTTTTACGAGTAGCCCACATTGCATAAAATGAATGAACACCTAAAAGACTTTTGGACTACTAAAAGTGACGTTAAAGTCTTAAAAGGCGGTAGGGCAAGCGGAAAAACATGGGATGCGGCTGCTATGGCTATTTACTTGGCTGCTAACTATCAAGTAAAGTTTATGTGTGTTCGTCAATTCCAACAAAATATACAAGATTCTGTTTACTCTGTTTTACTTACTATGATTGAGCGTATGGGTTATGAGTCAAAATTCACCATATTAAAGTCTTCAATTGTTAGTGATACAGGCTCAGAGTTCTTATTCTATGGATTAGCGCGTAATACAGCATCCATAAAAGGCACTGAGGGCGTAGATATATGTTGGCTTGAAGAATCAGAAGGATTAACGCGCGATCAATGGGAGATAATAGAACCCACCATAAGAAAGAAAGGCTCTGAATGTTGGGTGTTATATAATCCACGCAATGTAGGTGATTTTGTTAACCAGTTTAGAAACGACCCTGAAAACGGGGTTATAGTTAAGCACATTAATTACACTGATAATTCACACCTTAGCGATACAATGTTAAGAAAAATAGACCGTATGAAGGTTGCTGACTTCGAACGATATGAGCATATCTATTTAGGTAAACCATTATCAGATGATGACCAGGTTATTATTAAACGCTCATGGATTGATGCTGCCATTGATTTTCATCTAAAATATGACGGTGAGATGAAAGGCGCGAAAGTATCGGGTTATGATGTGGCGGATTCAGGCGAAGATAAAAACGCGGTAACGATCGCTGACGGCTCAATAATAATAGACTGTTATGAATGGAAAGGCGGAGAGAATGAGCTTAAAAAATCCGCTGATAGGGTTAGAATTGAGGCTATTAGATATAATACTCACGTTATTTATGACTCTATTGGGGTTGGTGCTCACACTGGTAGCACTTTTCAGGGCGCTGACTTTTATAATTTCAGCGGTTTTAACGCTGGCGGTAAGGTACAAAAACCACTTAAAAAATATAACGGTGTTAAACAAAAAGAATATTTCAGCAATGTTAAGGCTCAGGCTTGGTGGTTAGTCGCTGACAGATTGCGCAATACTTATGATTATCTACATAATGGCAATAAAAACTATCAAGCGGATGAGCTTATTAGTATTAGTTCAAAGATTGATAGTTTAGAAGCATTAACGAGTGAGTTAACAACACCACGACGCGATTTTGACAAAGCTGGGCGCGTAAAAGTGGAAAGCAAGGACGATTTAAAGAAACGTGATATAATGTCACCAAACTTAGCAGATGCGTTTATTATGGCTTGTAGCATTAGTCTGGTTAACGGTAACAGAGCAACTAATTTAGATTTTACAGGATTTTAAAATGCCAATTAATACAGTATATAACGGCTATCATGAAGCAGTTCACAAAATAGCACGAGTACGCGATTTTGCAGAAGGCTCTGATGCTGTAAAAGATAAAGGCGAAACGTATCTACCTAAACTCAGTGGTCAATCGGTTGATGAGTATGACAACTATAAAACACGCGGGTATTTAATCCCTGCGGTATCGCCTACCGCGAAAGCGATTAAAGGCTCTATTATGCGTAGACCGCCAATGTTTGATCCTAAAGGCGCTGACTATCTACTATCAGATTTTGATGGTTCAGGTGTTACGGTTAACGAGTTTGTCGGTGATATGATAACAGAGTTGCTATATGCTGGCGGTATAGGGTATTT